CAGCATGCGGGCGACACGTTCGAGGTGACAAAAGAACGCGCAGCGCAGCTTATAGAGGCAGGCGTAGCAAAAGCAGCAGAGTAGGGGGCAGCTATGAGGACAGCACTAATAAAAGCAATTAAAGACAGTATGCGTATGTCTACCGCCTCGGCTATTATTGAGGACGATATAAGCGGCTGCATAGAGGCTTGCTTTAAAGACTTGCAGCTTGCAGGCGTGGAAAAGATAGACGAAACCGACGCGCTTATTATTAGAGCTGCACAGCTTTTTACAAAAGCAGACTTCAACTATAACAACCTTGCAGACAAATACAGGCAGAGCTACGACGCTCTTAAGATGTCTTTAGCGTTATCTGGCGAGTATAACGAGAAAGAAAGCGAGGGTAAATAATGTATGGAGAAATAACCTTAAAAACGCAGCTAAACGCAACAGAAACAGAGAGCGTAACTATATGCTGCGAGGTAGACAGCATAACCCAGAGCGAATACGCAACAGCAGGCGTTAAGGATATTAAGCCAAGCTATAAATTTACTGTATGGGCGCATGAATACAACGACCAGACAGAGTTAGAGTACAACGGGCAGCGATTAACTATTTACAGGACTTATAAAAAGCCAAACGAGGAAAAGTTAGAGCTGTACGCAGAAAAGAGGGCGGGCAAGCGTTGAGTAACGAGAAAATAAACACAGCAGGCGCAGCTATAGCCGAAGCACTGGCAGAGTACGACCAAGAAATAGCAGACGCAACAAAGCGAATAACCGACGAAGTAACAAAAGAGGCTGTAGACTCTCTTAAGAAGAGCAGCCCAAAACTTACAGGCAGCTACCGCAAGGGCTGGCGTAAAAAACAATCATATGCAGACAAGAGGACAAAGCGGAATACTGTATATAACGAGACAGACTACCAGCTAACCCACTTGCTGGAATATGGACACGCAAGCAGGAACGGCGGCAGAGTTAGAGCTATACAACATATAGCACCTGTAGAGCAGGCGGCTATAGAGGCACTGCAGGAAAGGGAGGCAGCAGCGAGCAAATGAGACTAGAGACAATTATAGAACGCGCCCGCGCGCTGGGGCTACCCTTGGCAAAGGACGAGTTCAGAGAGACAAAAGAGACACCACTACCCGAGCTGCCGTATCTGGTATACATAACACCGCAGGACAATATAAGCAAAAGCGACGACGGCGCAGTAGGAGTTAGGGCGACACAGGCGGCTATAGAGCTTTACACAGACAAAACAGCAGACAGCAGCTTAGAAAAAGAGGTAGAGCAAAAGGTATTATACGACATAGGCTTTAACAAATTCCAAGAGACAATACAAAGTGAAGATATGGTGCAGACGGCATACGAATTTACCATATACGAAAAAATAAGAAAGAGAGGACAGTAACAATATGGATAGCGAGAGAATAACGCTTGGCAGCGGTAAACTTTACTGCATTAAATTTACGGGAGAAATCCCAGACGACGCGACAATAGAGACAGAGGATAACCAGCTTGCACACATCAAAGGCGGCGCGTCACTCGAGTATACAGCAGAGAGCTATACAGCTAAAGACGACTTAGGCGTAGTGCAGAAAACTAAAGTAACGAAAGAAGAGGCAACTCTTAAGGCGGGCTTGCTTACTTGGTGCGCCACAACGTTAGAAAAGTTATGCGCAACAGCCAGAGTTACAGCTACCGCCAAAAAGCGTACTGTAAAAATTGGCGGCTTAAAGAACCAGAAAAGCGACAAGTATCTAATTAGATTTTTGCATGAGGACGACGAGGACGGCGATATTAGAGTAACAATCGTCGGAAAGAATGAGGCGGGTTTTAGCTTTACGTTTGCAACAGACGCAGAGACAACATTAGAGCCAACATTTACAGCTTATCCAATGGACAAAGAGGGCACGCTCATTATTTTCGACGAGGAAATAGTACAGAACGTATAAAGATTATAGCGGCTGCACTCGTGCGGCCGCTATAGAAAAGAGGTAAGAACATGGCAAATAAAAGTTTTGATTTTGGAAAATTAAAGCGTAGCTTTTATCCTACAAAGTTAAAGGACGGCAAAACCCTTGTAGTGGAAATGCCTAAAAAGCGCACTTTTGAAAAAATGCAGATTATAAACGACATTGACACAGACGAGGCTAAGAGCGACGAAGTATACGACGAAATGCTAGAACTTTTAGCAGAAATCTTAAGCAACAACAGAGGCAAAGAGCTTATCACAGCGGAGTACTTAGAGCAGGAAGAGTACGACATAGAGGAAATTATAGCGTACATCAACGATTATGCGGACTTTGTAAACGGCATTAAGAATAACCCAAACTAAAGCTGCCGCACTACCCGAACGGGCAGACAAAGGCGGCAGAGTATACGTACACCGCAGACACACGAGCAGAGAAGTTAGTCATAGACTACTTAAATATAAGCATATTCGACGTGCAGGAAATGCCGATAGACTTATACCTATACTTTATGCGAGAAAGCTATATCTACACGCTTAGCCAGACGGAAAAGGGTAGAAAGTATTTAGAGGACTGCTACAGAATGACGCAGACCAAGCCAGACCGCAAAAAGATACGAGAAAAGATTAAGAGCCAGAAAGGAGCGTAACAAGTGGCAGGCAGTATTAAAGGCATTACAATCGAAATAGGCGGCGATACTACTAAACTATCTAAAGCGCTCTCTGGCGTTAATAGCTCGTGCAGCTCTTTACAGAAAGAGCTACGCGAAGTAGACAAGCTGCTTAAACTCGATCCGACAAACACGGAACTATTAGCCCAGAAACAGAAAATATTAAAAGAGGCTATAGGAAGTACAAAAGAGAAGTTAGACACCTTAAAAGAGGCAGAAAAACAGGTACAAGAACAATTTGAAAACGGCGAAGTATCAGAGGAACAATACAGAGCACTACAAAGAGAGATAGCCTCTACAGAGATTAAACTCGGCGACTTGGAAAAACAGGCAGAGGGAAGTAATAAAGAGTTTGAGAACACAGGAAAGGCAGCCGAAGAGACAGCAAAGAGCGTAAGCAAGATTGATACAGCAGCAAAAGCATTTGACACAGTAGAGGATAAAGCGGGCAAAGCGGCTAAGACTATGGCGCCTTTATCGGCAGCAGCGGCAGCAGTAGGCACAGGAGCCGTAGCGGCTGCTATGAACTTAGACGACGGCTACGACATAATTATAACCAAAACAGGCGCTACAGGCGAGGCGTTAGACGACCTCAATAAGCGCATGAACAACATTTTTAAGGATATACCGACAGACGCGGAGACGGCAGGCACAGCAATAGGAGAGGTTAATACACGTTTCCAGCTTACAGGCGACAAGTTAGAGAGCTTATCAAAGCAGTTTATCGAATTTGCAGAGATAAACGAGACAGATTTAAATAGCAGTATTGACAATGTAGACACAATCTTAAATAAATTCAACGTAGACGCAGGACAGGCGGGCAACGTATTAGGACTACTTACAAAAGTAGGACAGGACACGGGACTATCTATGGACACCTTAGAGAGCTCGTTAATGCAGAATGGCAGCACCTTAAAAGAAATGGGGCTAGGCATTACAGAAAGCGTAAACTTGCTTGCTATGTTTGAAAATAACGGCGTAGACGCTACTACAGCTATGGCAGGCTTAAAGAAAGCTGTAAAGAATTATACAGCAGAGGGCTTAAGCACAGACCAAGCACTACAAAAGACAATAGACAGCATTAAAAACGCAAGCACCGAGACAGAGGCGCTAAGCATCGCGCAAGAAACTTTTGGCTCTAAAGGCTTTGCGGAAATGGCGCAGGCCATAAGAGAGGGCAAGCTAAGCGTAGACGACTTAGGCGGCTCACTTGAGGACTACGGCACCACAGTACAAGATACATACGAGAGTACTTTAGATCCGTGGGACAATGCCAAAGTAATGCTTAACAACTTGAAACTTGCAGGCAGCGACTTAGCAGGCACTGCTTTATCGGCATTACAGCCAGCAATAGAAAAAGTAACAAGCACAGTACAGAGCGCTACAGAATGGTTTAGAGGACTAACCGACAATCAAAAAGAAATGATAGCGACAATAGTAATGATAGTTGCAGCAATAGCCCCCGCGCTGCTAATCATAAGCAAAGTAGCGGGCGTTATATCAACTATGATAAACGTAATTAAGGCTCTAAAGATTGCAATAGTAGCAGTAAACGACGTGCTTGTGGCAAATCCTATTATATTGGTCATAGCAGCGATAGCGGCGCTAATAGCAATATTTATAACGCTATATAACAAGTGCGAATGGTTTAGAGACGCTGTAAACGAAATTTTTGAGTACGTAAAAGAGTTTATAGGCGGCGCTATTGAGGTAATAAAGGGCGTCATAGGCACTATCTGGGACAAGATACAAGAGATATGGGGATTTATAGAACCATACTTACAAGCGGCGTTTGCCTTTTTGCAGCAGTTGGGCGCAGATATAGCCCAGATATTTAGCGACTGCTGGGAAATCATTAAAGCAGTCTGGGACTTAGTAGAGCCGTATTTTTCTGCGCTATGGGAGAATATAAAAGTTATATTCTCGGTAGTAGGCGAAGTGCTGGGCGGTTTTTTCTCGGTAGCATGGGAATATATTAAAGGTGTATGGGACGTAGCGGTACTTTACTTTACGCTCATCTGGGAAAACATAAAAGTAGTATTCTCGGCTGTAGGCGAAGTGCTGGGCTCGTTCTTTCGTAACGCGTGGGAGATTATTAAAGCGGTCTGGGACGTCGTAGCAGCTTACTTTGCTGCAGTATGGAACGCAATAAAAACAGTATTTAGCGTCGTAAAAGATGTACTTACGGGAGACTTTAAAGGCGCTTGGGACGGAATTAAAAGCATATTTGCGGGCTTTGCAAATTTCTTTAGTACGTTATGGGGCAGCGTAAAGCGTATCTTTTCGGCTGTCGGTTCGTTCTTTAGAGACACTTTCGGGGCAGCTTGGAACGCGGTAAAAGGCGTATTCTCTAATTTTACATCATTTTTTAGGGGACTATGGAGTTCGATAAAAAACACTTTTACAAATTTAGGTACATCAATAGCAAACGCAATAAGTGGCAGTATTAAAGCTGGCATTAATGGCGTAATTAGAATTATAGAAAACACCATAAACGGGGCTATAGGGCTTATCAATGGAGCTATCAAGCTCATAAACAAAATACCAGGGGTAAGCATTAGCAAAATAAGCAAATTAAGCCTACCAAGGCTTGCACACGGCGGTATTATCGGAAACGGCGGCGCTATGGTAGCAGAGGCGGGGCCGGAGCTCGTGCAAATGGTAAACGGCAAAGCTGTAGTAACGCCACTTACAAATACAGCGAGAAACACAGCTATAGACACCGCAAAAGGCGGCAGACCACAGCAAATTACAAACAAGATCAATGTAAACATAGAGCATTTTGAAAACAACAGAGATACAGACATAAGAGAACTTACAGAGGAAATGCTAGAGACAGCCGAAGAAATGAAAGAGAGGGACGACAGAGTATATGCTTAGTAATTATTACAATGCGGCTAATAGCTTTACATATAACGGCGTTAATTCTCTCGATATGGGACTTTTTATTATAAAGCAGAGCGGCGCGGACAACGCCGCCGAGCCTGTAATAGAAACTATAAACGTACCAGCGCGCGGCAATTTTGTAGTAGACAATCGCATAGACGAACTGGACAACCAGCAATTTAACGACTATGTACGAAAATACGTATGCTGCGTGGATATAGACGCCTTTAAGCTGGATTTAGAGGAACACGCCCGCAGGCTTTACGCTTGGCTCTACGGCAGCGGTATAGAGTATAAAAAACTCTATGACACTTACGACAGAGACTATTACACACTTGCATACGTAAGCAGCGGGGCGAGCGTGTCAGAGCTTGCTAAGCGCTTACTAGGACAAATAGAAATACAATTTAGATGCAAGGCGTACAAAAGAGCACTAAAGGGAGACGAAACAATAACGATAACAAAAGCAGCCACGATAATAAACCCAGAGGGCTTTACAGCAACGCCATATATGAAAATATACGGCAGCGGTAACGTAACGCTCTATATAAACAATCGCGCGCACGGCTTTAAAAATATAGACGGATATATAGAGGTGGATAGCGAGAATATGAACGCGTACAAGGGCGATACATTACAGAATAATAAAATGCTTGTGGGGGCGTTTCCTAAGCTGGCAGCAGGAGACAATAACATAAGCTGGGCGGGTAATGTAACAAAAATCGAAATAGTACCGCGCTGGTGCAAATTGTGATACCGATTTTATATGCTGCCAGCGAAACAGACTTTACAACAAACGGCATAGGCTTACTTACAGATGCGGTAAGCTGCACAGTAACAGAAGAGAGAAACGGGGCATATGAGCTGACACTTGCATACCCAGCAAAAGGACACTTAGCGGAATATATAGCAGAGGACGCTATTATTAAAGCAAAGGCAAATGACACGGACGAGCCGCAGCTTTTTAGAATATACAAAAGCGGCAAACAGATAGGCAGTAATACGACGTGGAACGCAGAGCACATAAGCTACGAGCTGACGGGCAATCCTGTAGAGCAGTTTAGCGTAAGTGGGGTAAACGCAGAGCAGGCACTTAATAGACTACTGGCGGCAGCAGTATTTAAACACAAATATACGGCCATAAGCGACATTACAACAGTAAACAGCACGAGTATAGCGGACGTGGTAAGCGTACGTAAAGCACTCGGCGGCGTAGAGGGCAGTATATTAGATACGTGGGGCGGCGAATATCACTTTAATAACTACAGGATAGAACTATTAAAAGCGAGAGGCGCAGATAACGGCGTAACAATCGAATACGGCAAGAACTTAACCGACGCAAAGCAAGAGCGTAATATATCAAATATAGCAACGGCCATATTCCCATATGCAAAGTACACACCAGAGGGCACAGAAGACGAGGCATACGTAAGCCTGAAAGAAAAGACTCTAGTACTCGCAGGCGCAGCGAACTACGCATATAAGCGCTGCGAGATAGTGGACTTTAGCAGCGAGTGGGAAAGCGGCACGATTATAACCGAGGATATGTTAAGAGCGAAAGCAGAGGCATACTTAGAAAAAATAAGCACCGAGCCAGATATTAATATTACACTATCGTATGCACAGCTTAAAAAGACTAAGGACTATAAAAATATACAGGCCATGGAAAGCGTCGCGCTATGCGATACAGTAACAGTGCGCATAGACAAGCTACAAATAGAAGCGACGGCGAAAATAGTAAAAGCAAAGTACGACAGCTTAAAAGAACGTTACGACACTATGGAAATAGGCAGCGTGCGCACAAACTTAACTAAGCAGCTTACAGCGACGCAGCAGGAAATAACAGATAGCATAAAAAGAAACCAGACACGAGCCGAGCAGATTAAAAAACAGATAGAGCAGACAATAGTAGACATTACGGCAGCTATAACAGGAAACAGCGGCGGCTACGTGGTACTCTATCCAGAGAAAAACCCACAGGAGATCTACATACTAGACCGGCCAGAGCTTAGCAAAGCTAAAAATGTATGGCGTTGGAACCTTGCAGGGCTGGGGCATAGTAGTACAGGCGTTAACGGCACATTCACAACAGCTATAACAGCCGACGGGCAAATAGTAGCGGACTTTATCACAGCGGGCGAGCTCACGGGCTCAATACTTAAAGCGGGCACAGTATACGCAGAGGCGCTAGACGTGGAATACAGGAACACAGTGACAAAGCACGCAGACGACGCCGCAAATAAAGCGTACGAGGACAGCTTAAGTAAGATACAAACGACAGCCGAAGAGCTTAAGCTATTATGCAAGAAAATAAGTGAAACGGCTATGCACAATTACGCAGCAGACTTTACGGACGACTTAAGCGCACCCTGGTATGCAAGCTCGACAAACAATGTAGTAGAAAGTAGCACAACGCTTGGAAGATACGCGAAAATAGTAAAAGCAAGCGCAAATTATAACAGCTACATACGCTGCGACACAAAGAAAACGCCCACAGGCACTTACAGAGTACGTTATAAAGCGGCGACCATAGCAGGGCAGGAAAGCACAGCACGCGTACAATGTAGTTTTAAGACAACGGCAACAACGGCAGCAGGGGCGCTTAAATCGGACGACTGGACAACATTTGAGCGTGATATAGAGCTAAGCAGCGACTACGACGGCTATATATACTTTTACGCGACAGTATCGGGTACAACAGTATTAATTAAAGACGTGGAAGTACTAGGACTGCTACGAGATTACGCAGAGGCGCAGCTTACAGTAAACGCAGACAACATTACGGCAGAAGTTAGAAGGGCACAGGACGCAGAAAAAGAGCTAAAAGCGTCCATAAAGGTAAATGCAGAGAAAATCGAAACAAAAGTAACAGCCGACGACGTTAGTTCGCAGATAGAGCAAAGCGCAGAGTCCATAAGGTGCCAAGCAAAAAAAATATCATGGAAAAGCGACAGTTCAGAGATGACGGAAGATGGACTGCTTACGTGCAAAGGCGCCAGTATTGAGGACGGAAACATTATATGCCAGTCCGACAAAAAAAACCCGCGTATAACACTTATTAACAACAAAGTACAAATGTATGCAAGTGCATATAATCTTAGCGGGAAAAATGAAGATGGCATTAACACACTGACAATAGGAAATAGTGAGTCGGGATTCGTTACATGCTATTCAAAAGGTGGGTATACAGAAAGAAAATATGGTAACTTGGGCTTTGGCGGCGTGTCAACAACAGACGGCGACAAATACTCAAACTTGTCACCAGACGGGCTATGGTGTACCGGTAGCAAGCACAGAGTCGTGCGAACACAGGATTATGGTGAACGCTTATTATGCTGCTATGAAACACCGAGCCCAATGTTTGGAGATGTCGGAGCAGCGCAGATAGACGAAACAGGAAAGTGCTTAATTTTTATCGACGAAAAATTTGCTCAAACGGTAGACCTGGAATATCTATACGACGTATTTTTGACAAAATATGGTCCGGGTGACTGCTACGTGTCAGAACGAACGGCATCTTATTTTATCGTAGAAGGGGCAAAAAACTTAAAATTTGCTTGGGAAATCAAAACCATACAAAGAGATTATGAGAATTTAAGGCTCGAAGAACACGAGCGGGAAAATGACGACACAGATTATATATATGATGTATCGGCGTATATGAGCACATTACTTTATCAATTAGATTAATAAGATTAATAAGAAAGCGAGGAATTAATAACATGATTAACATTAAGGCAATAGCAACAGCAACAGACGGAAGCGTTAAACGTATGGCTATAACATACGACGCTATCAACGACGAGGGAAAAGTTACAAGCTCAAATGCAAAACTAAATAGAGTGGTAATAGACCAAGCAGCGTTGAAAGCTATAGATATACTTGAGCAGTTAGCACAGGAGAGTATTAAAGCAGCACTATCCGATAACACAGAGAACTAAAACGGAAAGGCAGTGACAACATGAGTATAGTTAATATTCAAAACATAAAAGTACCGATAGACGGCGCGCCGCCGTTTGAGTACATTATAGCCAAGCAGGGCGAAATATCCAGCCGACAAGTAGAGGTAACGTTGCTGCAGAATAACGCCATATACACAATACCGAGCGGAGCAACAGCACGAGTTAATTATTATAAGCCAGACGGCAATAAAGTAATTAACGACTGCACAATAAGCAACAATAAAGTAATAGTAACATACACGCAGCAGATGCTAGCCGCCGCTGGCACTGGCTTTGCAGAGGTGCAGCTATACAAAGACGGCAGCGTATTAATAAGTGCAAGCTTTTACACTAAGATCGTAGAGAGCGTAAACGGCGCAGGAACTATTACAAGCGACAGCGAAAGCACGAGCTTTACCAAGCTGCTCGTAGAGACCACGCAGGCAAGGGACAGCGCACAGGCAGCAAGGGCAGCAACCGAAAAAGCTACAGACAATGCCAACACAGCTACAAGTAACGCAAACGCGGCTACGAGCAACGCCACAAGCGCGGCAAACGCAGCCGATAAAGCAGCAACAACAGCAAATAACGCGGCAAGTGCGGCGGATATAGCAAAAAAAGCAGCCGACGAAGCAACCACAAACGCAAAGAGAGAAACAGAAAACGCGAAAAACGCTACGAGCGCAGCAAACGGGGCAGCAGGGAACGCGAACACGGCAACAACTAACGCGAACAACGCAGCCAACACAGCTACAGCAGCAGCAAAGACAGCACAGGACGCAGCAAAAGCAGTTTACACAGACAGGAATTACAATTTACTTGTAGGCGAGGACGGCGCAGTAACACTTATGTATAACGAACAGTAAGAAAGAGAGGGCAATAATGGCAGTACAAAATATTGATTTACCACGCGACACAACTATGAAAGATATAGCGGCGAGTCTACGAGCGATTGCAGGGTTTACGGCCGCAGACCTCGTTACTATGAAACAGGTAAAAGCGATAGTAGAGGGCAAAAAAGAAAAAGAAGTATTTGCAATAGGCGACCAGATCACAGTGCCTTGGACGGATAAGGCAACAAATATAACATACGCGGCAGTTATGGACGTCGTGCACTTTGGAGACGTAGAGCTTAAAGACGGCGAAACCACAAACGCTATGTTTTTACAATGGCATTATTGTACGCCATTCGGGGTACAGTATGACGCAGCAGAGGCGGAAGTGGCAACGGAGGCGACGTTTAGCGCAGACTATAATTATTACACAAAAAACAGCGACGGCAGCCTTAGCCTTGCGACTGTAACGACAGGCGGCGCTATTCCTGCGGGCACAACATATTACCACAGCGCAATTAAAGACACGAGCGGCAATATTTGTAGATATGGTTACAACCGCTGGAGTCATAGCGCTATGAGGCAGTGGCTTAACAGCAAGGCGGGCGTTAATGCTTGGTGGGCCGCACAGCATAAGGGCGACGTTAAACCCGCGGAGCTTGCGACAAAGGCAGGCTTTTTAACGGGCTTTGACGACGATTTTTTAAGCTGCTTAACGCCTATTAAAATCGTAACAATACCGAACACCATAAGCGAGCCAGATAAGAACACACCGACAGAAGTTACATACGACAAAATCTTTTTACCAAGTATGGAACAGATGTACTGCGCGCCACAGGCAAGCGGCGAGGGTGACTACTGGGAGTACTGGAAGAGAGCTAGCGGGCGTACAACACCTTGCGCACAATGGCAGACATACCCAGAAATGATTACATACGCCATAGAAAACCACAATTCAGCGCAGTACGTCCGCATGCGTAGCGCTTATCGCGGCCACTCGTGCAATACGTGGTCCGTGTACTCGAGCGGCAGCGTCAGCATCGGCTCCGGCGCGAACGACTCTATGCGCTGCGCGCCCGCTTGTGCAATTACGGGCATACCCGTAACACAATAACGCTAATGCCCTGCCGACGCCTCGGCGGGGCTATCAAAGCGGAAAACAAAAATAAAAAAGAAAGGACAAGCGCGACGTGTCGGTAAACGAGAGCGAAAGAGGCAAAGGAAAGTTTGACGTACTTATAAAGGCAAACGGCTTAGCAGTATATACGATAAGAATTACAAAGAACCCTAAAATATTCCTACCAGAGTATCAGACGGCATTAACAAATGACATTATACATACGGCAAAAGAAATATTTACGAAAGCATGGACAGCGAACAATATAAGAGTAGGCGACGAGCCGCGTAACTGGCTCGAGCGTAAAAAGCTACAGCAAGAGGCGGCCAGAGAGTGTAATAACCTACTTGCACTAATTCAAATAGCCAAACCTCTATACCACTTGACAAGCAAAAGAGTTAAGTACTGGGGACAAAAGACCATAGAAGTACGCCAAGCGTTGCGAGACTGGAACGCGGGCGACACAAAGAGGTACGGAAAACTAGAATAGATAGCAACGCCGCAAGGCGATACTATAAAAGGGTTGTAGGCTAAACGCAGAACGTCCGCATGCGTAGCGCTAATCGCGGCAACTCGTACAATACGTGGTACGTGAACTCGAGCGGCAACGTCAACAACAACAACGCGAACAACTCTATGCGCTGCGCGCCCGATTGTGTTATACAATTAGTCACACGGCAGCCCTGTAAGAGCTGCGCACTATATTTTAATTGCACAAGGAGCCGAATACCCAGCCGCAAGGCTAAACAACGCCGAGGCGATACAAACAGCTTGCGAGCTGCGCGTTATACACGTCGCGGAACTTAAAAAAATGAATGACGATATTAACGAGAATATCGAAGAGAATATAATAGGCTTTGACGCCCTCTATAGATCAATGGAGAAGTGCAGAAAAGGCGTTATCTGGAAAGATAGCGTAGCACATTACTACTTAAATGCGATAGAGGAAACACTTAAACTAGAGAAACAGCTTAAGACGGGCACATACAAAGAGAGAAAGCCCGTACAATTTACAATAATGGCGCCAAAGAAAAGAGAAATAGTTAGTATAGCTTTTAGAGATAGAGTCTATCAGAGAAGTTTAAACGATAACGCAATATACCCGCAAATGACAAAAGGTTTTATAAATACTAACGTAGCCTGCCAAAAAGGAAAAGGCACAGACCTAGCCAGAGAGATACTTAAAGAGTATTTAAGGGCTATGTATAGGAAGTGCGGCAAGAATTTTAGCGTATTACAATGCGACATACACGGCTATTATCCGAATATGCAGCACGAGACAGCACGCCAGACATTTAGAAAAGGATTAGAGCCACACATATACAAAAGAGCTAACCGAGTGCTCACGAACCAGTACGCGGGAGAAGTTGGCTATAACCCTGGTTCACAAATGATACAAATAGCGGGAATATCAGTATTAAGCCCGATAGACCATTTTATTAAAGAACGGCTACACATAAAGTACTATATACGATATATGGACGACTTTATACTACTACACGAAAGCGAGCAGTACTTAGAATACTGTAAGCAGGAGATAGACAAGCGCTTACACGTCATGGGCTTTGAATTTAACCCAAAGAAAACACACGTATATAGCGTAGGTAAGTGTATACCATTTTTAGGCTTTAACTTTAAACTGGACGATAAGGGCAAAGTAGTAATGCTGCTTAAGTCGGACAACGTGAAAAGAGAGCGTAAAAAGCTGCGCAGGCTTGTTAATAAATGCAAGCGCGGAGAGATAACAAAAGAAAAAGTAAACGTATGTTATGCAGGCTGGCGGGTACACGCAGAAAAAGGCGACAGCAAACACTTACTCGACAGAATGGATAAATTCTACAAAGACCTATGGAAAGGGGCGAAATAATGATTTTTGAGAAGCTAAAAACCAGCATTAAAGAGCAGCGAGAAAACGAACGCTTGAAAGCTACAGTACAGGAGCAGGCAGCGTTACTTGAGTATGTAGCAACTATGGCAGATATTGATTTACCAACGCTGGCAGAGGACACAGAGAACATGGAAAGCGAGGCGGCAGAGAATGAGTAAAGCGGCAAAGAGATATAAGAGCTATTACGTAGCAGGCTGGTATAACGAGGAAATGCTTAAAAACCTCGTAGGCAAGGGAAAATTAACACCAGAAGAGTACAAGGCTATCACAGGCGACGACTACGCAGAAAAAGACGCCGAAGCATAAGAGATTAACAAAAGAGTTGCACAAAAGAAAAAATAAAAGGCGCGGCAGCGCGGAAAGGCGAAAAAATGAAAATAAAAATTTGCGCAACTATTGGAGTATTCGGCGGGGCTATTGCTGCTTTGCTGGGCGGCTGGACTACATCACTTGCAACACTTGTAGCTTTTATGATTATTGATTATATCAGCGGGGTAATTGTAGCGGGGGTATTCCATAAGAGCAAAAAAACCGAAAGCGGCAGCCTAAAGAGCGTAGCAGGAGCAAAGGGACTTTGCAAAAAAGGTATGATTTTACTATGCGTATTAATTGCATACCGCTTAGATCTTGCGACAGGCGTAAACTACATACGCGAGGCTGTAATTATCGGTTTTATGTCAAATGAGCTTATAAGTATCGTGGAAAACGCGGGGCTTATGGGCGTACCTATGCCAGCAGCTATTACTAAGGCTATCGACGTATTGCAGAGCAAAGCAAAGAAAGAGTAAAAAGCGATTAACTAAAGAAATATACAAAAGAGTTTTACCCAAGAAAGCTATTAACACGAGCTTATAAAGAAAGGTAAAACCATTATGAACAAACAGGAATTTTTACAGTTAATCGTACCAATCGCACAGGCAGAGGCAAAAAGAAGAAAGGACGCAGGCACAGGCTTTGTACTTCCTAGCGTGTGTATCGGACAGGCGGCATTAGAGACAGGCTGTGCTGGTTGTAGTTTACGCAAATTGTGATATGTATTCCCCAGTATATATGGGGAGTTAGAAATGTATTGAGATTAGATAGCCTTTTTCTCCAAGTCCTCACAGTAAACGCTTGAAAATAAATGTTCCAGTTCATTTCCGAAGTTGTATGAGATTTTAAGTTTGCGGTTTTCATAAACTGTTATCTGGTCTATCATTTCCACAATAATATCTCTGTCTAATTCTTCAATGTCTTTCAGTTCCAACAACCGCCTTAACCACGGTGTTTCAAAAACATCTTCTGTTACACTTTCCTTTTTCTTTTCTTCCAGCGTTTCAATCTGTTTGGAGTAAAGCGTTTCTTTTTGTTGATAGTCCTCTCGATAAGAAAGAAATTCTTCTTTAGAAATCAGTTCGTCTTTGTAATCTTCATAAATTGACTTTTTCAGTTTCTTTACTCTTTCAAGTTCTGTTTTTAACTTTGTCAGTTCTATGTCAGTTGATTTTCTGATTTTTGTTGCTGTGAAAGATTGTGATTTTACAAGCTCCTGCAAATTCTCTACATTGCGGATAATCTGCTTTAAATCGCCCAGCACAATATTATTCAATACTTGAAATGGGAGAGTATGCGGAGTGCAATAGTCCTTTCCACTTCTTTTGTAAGTTCCACAATAGAATGAATAAGACCTGCTTCCGTCTGCACGTCGCCAGAAATTTTTCATCATTGCCCGACCACAATCGCCACACTTTATAAAGCCTGCAAAGATATTTTTATTTGTTTCCAAGTCAATATCCCTATGCTTCTTTGTCAGCAGTTTTTGTACCTTATCCCACAGTTGACGGTCTATAATCGGTTCATGCGTATTTTCAACTCTTATCCAGTTTTCTTTCTCAACTGGTCGCTGTTTGCTTCTCATACGCTGATGTTTCTTCCCTTGTATCATGTTGCCGATATACATTTCATTTTTCAACATGATATTTACTGTTGAATACGTCCAATAGGAAGTTTTCTCCAAACGGTTGCAATTTTTATAATTTTCACCGTTGAGCTTTTTATATTCCGACGGACAAAGGATACCCTCTGCATTTAGTATTTTTGCAATGCTTTGTTTTCCTATTCCTTGTGCATACATAGTAAATACCCGTTTTACAACTTCGGACGCATATTCATCAATCACAAGTTTATTCTTATTTGCAGGAGATTTCTTATAGCCATAGCTTGTAAATGCTCCGATAAATTCTCCTGCTTTCTGCTTTGATTTTACAGTCGCTTGAACTTTATTAGAAATATCTCTGGCATACTGTTCGTTGAATATATTTTTAATAGGAAGTAACATATCGTATGCCTGCTTCATACTATCAATATTATCTGTTACAGAAATAAAACGAACATTAAGCTCTGGAAATATTCTTTCCAAATATCGCCCCGTATCAATGTAATCTCGTCCGAAACGGGAAAGGTCTTTTACAACAACACAATTTACCTTGTTATTTTCAATGTCAGCAATCATTCTATGGAAGTCTGGTCTATCGAAATTCGTTCCCGTAAAACCATCATCAATATAAACATCATATAAGATAAAGTCGTCATGCTTGTTCACATATTCTGTTAAAAGTTTTCTCTGATTTCCTACACTATCGCTTTCTTCCTTATCTCCGTCCTCTCGTGATAATCTGATATAAACAGCTGCATTAAATAAGTTTGACGCTTTTTGATAAATCATTTTTCCACCTATTCAACTGCCGTACCTATAATAATATCATACAATAAAGTACGGCTTCTTTCCATGATTTTCAAAGGTTTTCACCTCTTGATATGCGTTTTTAATATGAGATTTCACGATACGGATAAGTAATTCTTCTACAGAAAATTTACATAAAAATTCTCGTTCTACAATATATTGTGCAGGTTTTTTTTTAGTCAATGTATCAGCTCCCTTAATCAACTATCTATTCTCAACATACGCACATAGGCTTATCCAATATGCGTATTTTTCACAATGTTACAGAAGCAAACAGATGGTATTGGAAAGCTTTGTTAGTATCTCAACTATTCCCATTCTTGTGGGCAGAACTGCACCATATCGGTACGGAAAGGTGTGATTTGTTGCAGGAATTTGAAAAGATTTGAAAAAATTTTCGGATACAAAAAAGCCCGCACAAAACATGAATTTTGTGCGAGCTACTGGGATAGTGTATTTAATTGTAGATAGTATGCTGTTAAATCAGATTTGAATATATCGAATTGTACTTAAAGCTTAAAGGCACATTCATCACTCCATTTTTGGTTTGGATGTTTCAATGTAATAAATATGTTCCTTGTTCCACTGGTTTAAACAAAAACAAAATTCGATAACAGCCAAAGCAATATTATATGTATGGGATAGAAAATATAAAAGAGATATTTACACTTTTTCCCTCGTTGATGATTGTATGATAGTATTAGCGGAAGAGCAAGAAACATAATCCACTGATACTGAATTGTAAATATATTCCCTCCTACATCCATAGGAGAAATTCCACCTATTACAGACAATAGATATTCCATGCCATGGGAAAGCCCTGTTCCTATTATCGGAATTAATTCCTTGATTTTCCATAAAATAATGGGAACAATATTAGTGGACATAAAAAACATATACACAATAACAAATATCATATACGACAGAATAAGTCTTTTCTTGTTGTCATAAGCTAAATACATTATAATTCCTAAAACAACAAAAATAAGTCCACCTTCCGTTGTAAACACACTTCCCAAAAGAGCTGGTATCAAATAGAAGCATGTTGTTTCCGTATACATATTACTAATTGAACTCAGATAACCACATACTATACATACAATAACTTGATAAGTGATATATAAACTTAGTACTTTTATCCAGGAAACAGCCTTTTGGTTTTTTCTTAATTCTAAGATATAACATATGCATGCAACGATAAATAATGTTCTAAAGAAATTTAATTCAATTTGTGTACTCATTTGAATAACAGCCATCACAATATTTGCTAAATATAGCCTCAATATATACATCCGCTTAGAACTAGTATACTTTACGCCATTAACAACACCAAAAATAAAAATAGGTGCAGCGATTCGTCCTATCCAATGTAACGGTAAAGACATTGGCAAATCAGGAAAGAAATAAGCTATATGGTCTAGAAACATAGCAATCATAGCTATTATTTTTAACTGAAATATATTCATTAACAATACTCCTTGATTTTATTTTAAAAATATGATATTATAAATTAATCAAAAAAACAAGGTGAAAGGAGAAATTTCATGTGTAAGATATCCAAAAAAAATATTTTCGCTTCTTTATTGGCAGTGTCTATGATTTTCACAATGATGTCGACAACTGTTGTTCATGCTCAGTCAGTTAAAGATGGAAGTAATGAGGTAACCGTTACACCAAATGTTGGAGTTTCTTATGTTTCTCCAGAAGAAACTATTGAAACAAGAGGTACATCAAGACCTAGTAAGGTATGGAACATCAAGAGTAAAGGGCAATACGATTTTGCTGGTTCCTCTCATTATCAAAACTTGTATACTAATTATAAGTTTACAGGAAAAACGAGTTATAAGGTTTATGTAGAGAACACTGGAGATAATCCAATTACTGTGACAGCTAAAAGGCTTACTAAGACTTATGGCTCTACAAAAATTAGTGCTGGTAAAACTGGTTCTTTTGAGTTTTCTAATATTAAAAGCGATACTGAGTTTTATATTGTTTTTGAAGGAAATGGATACTCATTTAGCGGATATGTAAAATAA